GCCAAGCAGAGTCTTATTCGCAAGAGGTGTTCCGAAGAACTTTGGAGTGCGCGAATTACACTAGAGTTTTAACGAGTCTCTCTATGACTACATATGGAGAATCTTTGTTGAAAAGATTCAGCCGGGCGTTGACCCGCTCGGCGGTTTTCACGATAACCACTCAATGGTTTTCGCGATGGAATCAGCATAAGTGCCAAATCCAGTTCCTTCTGCAATGCCGTCAAACACGTTCCAAACAGTGTCTCCAGTGGTGTTGCCTTGTCCCAGAGGTATTTGGGAATAACTACGTTCATCATCTTCAGCAGCAGAGATCTTGACCGGCTCAACTTGTCCTGCTTTGGACAATATGTGCTCTGGTGAAGAGGCGGATTAAGCAGCCCTAGTGGGGGCAATACCGGTGAGATCGGCTCTAGGATAACCTTCATAGTTCACACAAGTCTCAAGTCGCATCGAAACGCCAGGAGAACCAGTTATGGAAATAAGAACTTGTTGAGGTCTGAACAAAGAGGCTTTCTCTATTCTGTAATTGCTACCGAATTCAAAACTGTTGGGGCTGGATTAGAGTTTGTAAATTGGTTTTGGTTCAGGGCCAGGAAGGTCATCTTGCACATCTTCAGTCCAATCAGAAAGGAGTGGTGAATCTGTTTGCGCGAACATGCTCATCTATGCACCATTCGCAGGTAGGTAATGTCCTGTCACGTACTTTTAATCGGCTATAGACAGCATAGTGTAGGATTTGCATCTCTAGTCAGAATACATTCCTGCTGAAAGCGGGAACTTAGGAAGATAAGGAAGTCTACTATAAAGAACTTGGACTTAACCTTAAATGTTCAAAACACTCGACAAAGTAGAGAGTCTGAATCCTCCGGACGTAACTCGGCCAGCTGTGAATCTTGTTATGGGTAGTGGTTTGGTTCCTATTTAAGTTTTGTCATCGCCATTAGAATTGAAGAAATGGACGCAGGAAGTGTTTGACTAAACATCTGAGACTTCCATAGGAGCATCTTTCACTATGAGTGTTGAAGATGTGTTTGAAGCTAGGTACCAGACCCATATGTAAGCATTGCCCGATTCACCAACTGTGAAAGTTTGTTATTCCTTGTGAAAAGCGATAGCAGTTCTCAAGGGTATGACTTGTGGTATACGAGCAATTTCAGCGGTGAAAGGTTGAAGCAATGTTTTAAGCCACTGTATTTCGTTGCTGGCGTGGAAAGCCAATATAGGTTTGACGCTGTTCCACTCACTTCTAGTAGGCATTTTCTTACCCATGACTGCGTTCCAAAATTCTGTAAGGTGTTTTGGACCGTTGCCTTGAGACCCGCGGTCAGGTGTAGTGTCATCACCTTAAAGCATGTTATCTTTGGGAATGTAACTGACTGCACGAGTACCTTGGGGAAAGGGGTCGCGGACATCACGCGGTTTCTTCTTCTGATGTCTCTATTTGTTGTGAGAAGTATTATCGTTCTTCTCGCGCTACTTCTTCTAGTAAGCACGTCGTTCAGCAGCAGTATATTTCGGTTAAGAAGATTTAGCTGGTTTCATATTTAATAGGCGACCTAGGAGTTTACAAGTGCCAAATTGTTGGGCTTATCTTATCAAAATCCCGTCCGGAGCATAGGTCGGAAGAGTAGTGGATTTCTCGGTGAATAATAATTCAGGTACATCGTGAACACTAAGAACGGCCAAGTACCCTTAGTCGTCTACTCTCTGAGTAATTGTTTGAAGAGAGGAGCCGTAAAGAGTTTCAAATTAGTTGATCGCTTCTTAAGGAATTGTTTTGTTTCCCCACTTGTGATAATGTTCTGAATATTGTTTTAGAGTGGTGTGTTGTAGTTTCCGACGTATTGTCTTGGACAAAGCCATCATTGAAGGGAAACAGGCGTACTCAACATCAAAACTGTTGAGCCTGGCAGCACAGGCACGTTGACTCTTCTTACTATTATTTGTTCCTTGGTTCTTAGAGTCCCAACCGAATTTAAGAAGTGATGAATGTAGGGATCTGTAGGAGTAATAAAGTCCTGTCGTGGAATCCTCAATAAATCTCTGCTTGCAAAACTCGACCTCAGTTAAACTGGACTTTATCCCCATCTTGAGATCAAGTCCTAGAGCGAACGCGTTAGCTTTCATCTGGTCAGCAAAGTCATCATGATCTGTGCCTATTATTCCATCGTCACCTTCTACCATAACCCGAATTTGGGTGTTTAATTGGTCAGCTGTCATTTGGGCAACTAGATAATTAATGAGAGTGTTACCCAGTGATGTCATGAGCTCACCCGATTTACGTGTTTTGGGTCCTTGCGCAGTAATTTCTCCAGCTCTTATAGTGTCTGGTTATTAAGTGCAGCATATCCATTCATCAAGCATATCAGGAACGATTTTCTTAACCAACATCATTTCAACATCTAGATGGACTTTGCGCTGGGTTTTATCGTATTGTGAGTAATCAGTTTCCAGGTAGGTGTGATTGCCTTCCAAGCGTTTGCAGAGGTAATTAGCACGTTCATTGCCTGGGATGTTCTTGACCATGAATGGTAAGGAGTAAACTTATTCCTCAACATATTTATATGCCAGTGCAGAAAGGTCTCTAACGGGTTCATTCATGGCCTGTATAGCTCGAGGTTGTTTGCCATCAGGGACAACTTCGTTTTTGATGAACATTTTAGTACTATAGGACAACGTTTTGCCATTTAGTCCGTCTTGAGCTTAAGCTATTCTAACTTCTTTCCTTCTAACGGTGAGCTTTTTCAAATTATTTATGTAATTTCCAACACCTGTGTGGCGATCCTCGTCAACACTATCTGCATGCACAAAATTGAGGTCAACATACTTTTGACAATATTGGTGGAATAGAATGGCCATGAAAGCACTAGGTTACAAAGGAGCACGTGAGGTCCTATACTACATGGCGCTCATCATATTGTGAGGACATTACGAGTGAAATTCAGTGGCAGCGTCCTAAAACACGAATCCTACCTAATGTCGAGTAGCAGGGTGGCAGTCAGTTTGGTGTAAGGAGGAATTGTAACCAGTTATACGAATCTGATTGGACATGGGGTAGTCCATTGTGTTACCCAAGCATGCACTCCACATCTTGAGCTAACCTTCATCATCAAGTCCAACATAACTGTGGGTTTTTGGAATTTTGCCTGCTTTTATCTTGATGCCGTGCTTGTGGGTCCTGCGTCCTTTTATGAGATGGTGATGGTTGTCTGCTTTCTCTTCAGCTTCAATCGAATCATAAGCGTTCAAGTGTCTAAGCCAAAGCTTCTAACGCATGAGATGAACGCAACCCTCACATTTGCAGTCTGTTGCTTTGTTCTAGTTACTGTTTTCAACAACTTTCCAAGCATGGCCCTCATGGCCCAGAATGTCTAGCTCAAGTTTAGCGCCAGCCTTGCCAGTAGATTCATCGATCATGAGAGAAGAGTCACGATATCGTCCACGTATGTTGTTCTCAATCATCCAGTATATTATTTCGTCGTGGTTGACCCCGCCATGTGCTTGTAATGTCTGCCATCTGTTCTCTTCACAAACTGCAAGAAACTCTGAATGAATCCAGTCTTCATTACGTTATAGGGCAATCATTTCTGCACTACTCTCATCTTTGTTACGATAGTGCCAAACTACTAATGCCATGAAACAGCGAGAATGGTGTCCATCAGAGACGTCTATAGCTACTTGAGTACCCAACAATTGTTAGAGTGGTATGAGTTATTCGTAGCCTCGAGTGCAGTGTTTTGTGTGATGCTTCTTAATGAGAGCAGCCATTTTACCTCTAAAAGTTATGTTCTGAAGTATGAGGATATTGGCTGTGTCTGTGGGATTAAGCATGCCGCTAGCTAACGCAACAAGTATGTTGTACATGGTTAAGACGTCATTACGCAAATACTCAACAGAATTCTGAGTGAGAGTGGAGAAGTCATAGGATTTGTCATTGCAATTAGTTTTCTTAACTTTGGTACCTAACATGGAGGAGATTATTTTAAGAGAAGGTTTGTGTCTAATGGTGCAGTGAACCATGTAAGCTTTTTGTAAATCAACTATGCCGTCACCGATATATTGACCATCAAGAGTGTCATCCCAAACGATTTTGAGAGCTCCAACGGTGTCACGCTTGAAATCACGCAGCACTTCATCTGTGGGCTAGAGCATTATTTGGACGATGTTAGAGGAAGGTTCGTAAACTTGTAGTGATGTAAGTTTTTTAGTCTAAGCATTAGCCTCAACATACACGAAAAGGACTGGTTCATCGAGTGATGTAGGTTGATAACTGTGGTTTATTTCAGTTCTCACAGCACTGTTGTGGTAGTTCAGATGTGAAACCATCTCATAACCGTATTTGGTGGTGAGCTTAAATTTCAGTCCCAATATGTCGACTCCCTTTGATATTATTGAAATTTTTGATTCGTTGTCAGAAAAATCATGGTGGCGTGGTTGGGATTTGTCGAAAAACATTTGTTGGGGTTCGCATATGTGGTTGGTAGCAATCATCGACTTGAGAGCAGCGACGACCATAGCGGGGCTGTTCATTGATTTGATGATAGGGTACTTGATGAGAACTTAGTCCATTTCGAGTATGGTTCCAGGGAGATAGGTGACTTTGTCGTACATTGAAGCGACCCATATGTCACGCCAAAGTTTGGGAGAAGTTTGCTGGAGCTTAGGACCGAAACGCAGAATGGCATCTGCGGTGAAATTAGCGGAAGGTCCAGCTTTCAGTGTGGAAACCAGAGAGTTGAGAGACACATTAGGGTTTAGAGGTGTGCCGTAGACACCAGGAGTCAATACGCGTGTTGTAGCAGCATTCTTCATGAGTTTTTGAACATCGAGGCATTTGAGAAGGCCAGGTATGGTGATGAGTGCGCGGTCAATATCTTCCCAGGAGCCAGGCTTGTACTTAGAGGGAGCATAGTTCCAAGCAGCCCACCACATGCTAGTGAATTCCTTATCTACTTCGTATCGTTGAAGGGTGAAAAATTTAACAAAACAAGAGCGGAAAGCTGGTGTGTGTATTCCTTGTTTCGCTGTTTCAAGAGTTTTGTAATAGCTGGTGAGGCCTCGTCGGTAAGGTTGGATGAGTTATTCGATCCAAGTTATGCACTAGAACTCTATTCGGTGAGTGTTGTTGTAAGTCCAATGGCCATCAATGAGGTTGTAAAACCCATCCTTGTCTGTTTTAGGTACATGAGGTTTATGTTGTTTAACTAAAGCAGCAGCTAACACAGCAAACAAACCAGATATGTAAACGTTCTTGGTTTTAAGTTTGGTGATGAAATAGGTGATTAATGAGTAACTAAGTGCCGCTAGAGCAGTGGCAAGTGGATGACTGGCTTCTTAAGGGCAATGATAAACGGAATTGTTAACAGCAATGACTGCGTAATGCGAAGCTAGGGTGTAAATGACCTGAAGAATGACAAAAAGAAAAGAATTGAGGATCTTGGAGAACCTAAACTTGGTGTTGAGTGAAACAATCAAAAGAATAATTCTGTTCATAACTTCAAAGGTCCAGGGGAGAGTGTAGGTTTAACGACCTTCTCTACCACAATTGACTATGGTGTCGTCTTTTTCAATCTGAAGCACATCTCTAACACTTATTCCACGGACGTCGTAAGGTACTTGGGAATTTAAGTAATAGTAGGCTAAGAGTTGAGGTATTCCGTGACGTTGAGCAAAGCTGACGTGGAAGCATTGAATATTCGACATGTCCTGAAGACATTCGTCAACGCAAGGAATATTGCAGCCGTTGAGCATATTGAGAACGCCCTCGTGCTAGGGTAGTGAGTATTTGACGATTGTGGATATGTTAGTCTCGCGAGGAATGTAGTAAACTAATTGTGTTATAGGAGTGTTACTTATTTGCATTTGAACGCTCTAGGATTGTTTTAGAGCTAAGTAGGCGATATCGGGTCTAGATTCTATGATTGCATACCAGTCTAGGAGAAACTGGGGGCTACATGTGCCGCGCAGACGAGCACCACCAGTACAATCTATGTTAGGAGGAGTGCGGTTGCTGGCGAAGTGGTCGTAGATCATTGCAGGATTCACATCATTCACATCCTCGGTACAGTAATCAGCTTTCATCTTGGCTCCAAGTGAACGACTCGTTCCGTGTCTCGAAAGTGATCCTGTTGCGAGAAAGATGGAGAGAGTGCGACAGGATAATTTTGCACCGCTAGTGGAGTAAATCGATTTGCCTAGCAGGTAATTGGGCACAGGGAGAGTGTCACCCCCAATACTCTTGATACTAACGGTAGCAGCAGAGGCAGGGAGAGAAGCTTTTTGGTCTATTTGAGGTCCAGCCCGGTTGTATGTGCGGACAGAAAGACCTTCTGTGTGCACACTAGATCTAGATAGGAATGATGTGGTACCACACAAAATGGATTCGTAATTACCAAGATATTCAAATCCGTGGGAGTAAACCGCTCCGTTACCTGGGACTTGGATAGTGATGGTGTTATTTGTGGTGGAGAATCTAGTTGTTTCAGTGGAAAGAAGTGATGAGTGGAAAGCAGACATATGAGGATGCAAAACATGAGTTAAAAGGTGTATTTCATCGACCTTGGGCTGTAGTGCACGCCACTAGTCTAAGTGTATGTAAAAGTCCACAGTGACACACACGATGCAGGCGTTTGTGATTGTTGCATCTTCTAGGTAAGTGTTTATACGACTGGCATCAAATTTAGACTCTTCAAAATAAATTTGTTCACAAGTTTTGAAGGCTTCGATCGAGCGGGCATCTGGGCCCTAGACATTTGGAGACATAACCAAGTCCCCTTTAGCTAAACACATGGATTCACGAGCTGATGATGGGGCGATAAAAATAGTACGGAAACCTGGGTCCTTGTGCCGTCTTTTGTTGAGAAGGGTGACAATCTGAGCAATACCTTCTCGTCTTTAATTTGCTAAACCTTCATGACCAGCCTAGATCTATTTTTGTTCAACAGTTCCTCTTTAATTCTTGCTAAGTCCACTAGATAAACCACCTCGAGAGTTTGCATGCACGAGTTCTTTCTGCCATTCATCCTGAAGCGCTATGCACTAGTAGAAATTGAGCAACTTGTTATTGATAGAGCCGGTGCAGATAACATCAAGTTCACGGCGCGCTGCTTCCTTCTAGAGAATGTCTAAAGTACGTACTTGGAGGAGATTCTGATGGTACAGTTCTTGGCTACCTAATGAGGAAAGAGATAGACGTAATTCAAGGTTGTGAGGTTAGTCAAGAGTGTGCATGATTTGTTCGTAGTCGACAGGGATTTTCTTGCTGAGAGCGCTAACAACTTTGCGCAATCTAAAGTTCTACTAGGATATGCGGGTCTCCGTCAAAGTTTCCTATTTAGATTGAGCTGTTAGACGTGCTTCTATGATGTCACCTTATTTGCGCATTAGATCTTCTTGGCGTGCGAGTTCTGATGATTTAAGCTGTTTGTTTTTCTGCTAAGCTTTCAGCAAAATATCCTTCTTTCTTTTCTCAATTGTTGCAATACGTTCAAAATCGTTTTGTAGAGTTGTTTGAAATGTGTCTAACGATTTGGTGATGGACATAACGGTGCAAGTAACTTAGGGAGGTTTTTCATTGAACTTCTTCTTGCTTGAAACAGGTACCAAACCAAGTTCTCTGTAAAATTGAGGGTGAGGGTAATCGTTGTAATTAGGTTGCACTTTCTTGGGTGTAGTTCCGTAATCGTAGGCTAGTTCATCTCGATTGGTGTTGCGTATGATATGCTAGGGAGTGTCTATGTAAGTAGGTTTGAAGAGGAAGGAGAGCTAGTATAGTATGTATAGATGTTCGATAGGAAAAGAAAACCCTTGATGGTACAAGGTGAATGTATGTCCGTCAGTTCGATAGTGAATAGGTTCTAGCTCGTCTGGTAAGTCTACCTTGTCTTTAGGGTCAAGGGATTTATTGTACTGGGTGTAAAAATCGACCTCAGTGGCGCGATCATAAGGATGAAGAAGATTGGCGACTTCTTGATGAATTCCTCCAGGAGCTATACCAACGCAAGGCTTGCCTTCTCTGTAGCAATCATAGATAATGTCGTTAGCGTATTCGATCCTCTTTCTGAGACCTCTAGCTATGTCGTTGTTGTTACGGTCGGACACATATTCATCTACTGAGATCCGATTAGGGGCTTGTGCTGGGGAGGGAATTTGAAGAGCATGGCGGGCCTGCCCTGAAGCTGTGGGGGCTGACAGTTTAGGTTCTTGGTCACCAACATCGCTAATCCCTAGAAGGTTGCAAACCTGTTAATGTTTGTATTCTTCTGGGTAGGCAGCGGCCGGAACCGTGTCAGCGGGAACCTGTTCATATTCTTCCATCATCTTATTTTCTTCAACGACTGTAGTAGGTTGGACAAGAGGAGTTTTCTTTTGGTAAGTCTACTTCTTGTGGTTAGGATTGATCGTAGCACCACCCATGTTAGATTGTAAGTTGTTCTTTGGGACCTTGGTGGTAGAGGGTTTAAAGCAATCTTGTGCATCCATAGGTGTGCCCTTCTTCTTCTGCCGTGATCCATGGAACGTGAAATCGGTATTGACGCCAACGATGGCTTACCAATAGTGGTGTTTGGCTTCTTCGTCAGACATTTTCACAGCTTTGTTGTCACCTATACGGAGAATCATAGCTTCAACATGCCCAGGGGAATGGTGGAGAGAGTATTTGGTGAGAGGTAAATCAGCTTGGCTCCCTCTGATAGTGACAACATTTGAAATGCCCAAGGCTTCTAGCTCATTGAATTGAACAATAAACCCTCCTGTCTTGAGGACAAATTGAACTTGTCTTTCTTCACTGATCTTGCTAAAGAAAGTGTCTGGGTCACCACCTTCAAGCAAATAGATAGAAAGTAGTGCGTCGGCGTGGCATCCATTCACATCTGTGGTGATGTGGCAAGAAAGGTAATTCTTCTCCTACAAGGCGCCAAGAGCGTTTCTTTCGGCCTTGTTAGCTTTGAGTGCGGTAAGGATAATGTTGGTACGTACAATTGATTGGTGATGTGTGTAATACTCATTTCCAGATTCGTAATGTTCAGTAGATTTGTTGAGCAAAGCTGCACGAGCAGCATCAAGCAAAAGTTCTTCAGTAGGGTTCTCAGTGTCATTCTCAAGCTTGTTTATTCGGTCTTCCATATGTGTTTCAAGGTCAACCATGTCGCGGGCTCGTTGAAGGAGTTCATAGTTGTTGCGGATGGGCATGATGACAGTGTTATCAATCTGCGAGGCGATACTTTGAATCCGGCGGGTGGATGCAGACATAGCAGAACTGGCAGCGTTAGTAGTAATTTCTTTGGCTTGTGCAGCTTTGGTTGCGGCTGTGGTAGCGGCGTCTGAGCAAGCGGATTGGGCTTTTTCTATAAAATCGTTGGTGTGAGTGACGATCGAGCTTTTAGCGTTAGAAGCAGCATTTGTGGTGCTGTTCTTGGCATTAGTAATAGTTTGGGAAGCATTGGCAGCCATCTCCTCGGAGATTTTTGTTGCTTCTCTAATAGCTTTCTTAGTGTTTCTTCTAAGCTTAACAAAGAGACTTGATGTGCCTCTGTAGGTTTATTGAGGGTCACGGAGAATTTAGTTGTTCTTAAGACCTTCAATTTGTTTCAATGCTAGGCGGATATTTCTATCTGATCGGCGCTTGAATTCTACAGAAATAGAACTGTGGTTGAACTCTTCATATTGAGCTGCAATTGCTTTCTTAATGTAGTTAATCTTGAGCGCATCAAACTCCTTTGAGAAGTCATGAGATGTGGGATTCAGTCTAACAGTTTGATTCATCTTGTCTAAGCAGACAATTCTCATAGTTTGGTAAAAATGGCTGAAATTGAATTCTTAGGTTCTGCAGTATTTCCTTTGTCCGCCCACTTGTTTAGGAATGCGGGCGATGACAGCTCAAGTTTAAGAAATTACTGGTATGCGAGTCTTTTACTTTACAGCTTTGGATATTTTAGAGAACATCTCCATAGTCTGTACTTCAGTCTGTTCCGTAGGAAATTAATTCGCAGACTGGCTAGATGTTGTGGGAAGATGGCCGGGGACCTACTTCTAGATACGACAAGGTGCGTAATGCACGACTGAGGTATCATCATCTTTTTCAATAAAACGAGCTTGTGGAACCACCTGGGAGGCGGTCTCATCGTCATCGTTTTGTTAATCTTGTTCAGTTGTTGAAAACTGACCCCAGCTGCACATTCCGAAGATAGCACAGCCGAGGGCCTCACTAGGTGAAACGCTGCAAAGCGAAACGGCGAGGTCGAAACACACGTTGAGTGTGTTGGGCATTAAAGGATTAATCATAAA